TAATCCACATGTGTGTAGATATCTTGAGCATAAATTAAGTAAAGAACAAGAAAAATATGAAAAAGATAAATTAAGAAGATATAAAACTTTTGAAAGACTTCGTGATGGTGCTGAATCTAAAGGACAATATACAGGTGCAATAGCAGCAGAATTTCGTTCAGGTCAATTAGCTGGACAATTTGTAGAAAAAAAAGAAGTGTTACATAGTACTCTTGAGGGTATGAGTAGAGAACAATTAGAAAAAAGACTACAAGAATTAGAAAAAAAGATAGATGATGGGGGTACTATTATAGATGTCACACCAGAAAAAAAGAAAATTAAAAAGGTTAACTGAAAAAAAAATTTGGAATTACCTTAACCTGTATCAAAAAGATAAATCTGAGGCACATTTTACTAAAATAGAAAGCTCTACAATTAACGGAATCCCTGATGTTCATTGTTGTTATGTAGGTGTATCTTTTTGGCTAGAGTTGAAAGCTAATCAAGCTAAGAATTTGAACATATCAAAATATCAAATCTCTTGGCATCTTAACTACAGAGAAGCTGGTGGAGCTGCATACATCTTGAACTGGCCCCTCTTTCACGTACCTGCCAAACTATACGAGATTCGTGAGCCCGGAGTTCCCGTTCCCGTTCCCACCAACCAAATGCCCACCCCCGTTGAGGAGATTATAATCTGGCTACAGGCCCGTGCTGCATGATCCTGGGCTGGCTGCGCTGCAAATCCCCGTGCCCGTTGTCATCCACAAACTACCTAATTTCCTGGATTCCAGCTAGGATGCGTCCCCGCCGGCTGCGCGCATGGTCGCTGGCTCAAAAGCCGTGTTTCTGGGGTTTTCTTCCCAGGCGTGGATCTGGCAGCATTTTTTTTCAGGGCTTGACTTCCTGTAAAATCCTGTATATATATAAAGGATAACCAATGGAGAGAATTATGAAAATAACTTTAAACAAACAAAATTTTTTGGAGCAGGTGCGGCAGCACTCACGCTGGAAGCAGTTTAGCTATGAGGCTTGGGAGCAAATCTTCGAGTGGGAGGAGGAGATGGACTCGGACATTGAGTATGATCCAGTTTCGTTTTGCTGTGACTATGCAGAGTATGAGACATTCGACAAGCTCAAAGAAGATTATAATAATATAAAAACCTTTGACGATTTAGAGGGCAAGACGTGGGTGGCTAATTTACCTGAGGGTCGTGTACTCATTAGGCAGTTCTAATGGTCGGCTTTTTAATTTTTGTTTTTATCGCTGCCCTGTTTGCTCCTAAGCTGACAGGGTACGTGGCCCTGGTGCTCATGCTTTTACTAGCATGGGCAATTTTCTAGAGTCCCACTTCCCGTTCCCGTTCCCGTTTCATTGATGAAAGGGCATTTTGACATGGGCCAGCAGCCGTCTGGCCGCGGATCGCACGGAGTTGCACTAGCTGGAAACAAGAAGGTGTGTTAAAAAAGGTTTGACTTATCCGTTAAATATAGTATTATATAAATAACAATGGAGGAAAAAATGGACGACTTAACAAAATTAATGTTGATGGACCCTATGTTCATACAAGCAATGAAAGACCTAGAAGACAGAGGCTACATTAAAGTAAAAGGAAACGAGGGTATCGAAATCGTGGACAAGGAAGGACTCCAAAAGTATTACGACAACTTTGGAATAGCTCCTGACCATTTCCCGAAGGTAGATGAAGATGCGTAAAATAAAAAAAAGAAAGCTATCTACACCGAAACAATTAGAAATAGTAAATGAAGAAATGGAGAAGTTAAAAAAAAGACTTAAGTCTAAAGATGTGTCTGCTCCAAATTTTGTTTTCGGTACTCAATACTTTATAACTCAATTTGCACATAATACTGCACCATCTTGTAATTTTGCTACAATGGTCTTGCTTGGAGCTATGCACAGTTATCTTGAAAATGATGTAGATAAACAACAAAGCTGACAAATCCCGTTCCCGTTCCCATCATAGAACGGGGACTTTTTTCTTTTTGGAAGCTGGCTGGCCAGGGCCGCAGCACGGGCTGGGTTCAATCACATTCTTGTTTGTCCTACATTTGAATGAAAAAATAGTTTGCATTATCCGTTATATATAGTATAATTTAATTTTAACTAACCAATGGAGGTAAAAATGGGATTTGATTTATACGGACAAAATCCAAAACTAAAAGGAGAAGAACCAAGTATTGATTGGGATAAAAAACCAACCGATAAAGAAAAAGACGAATATTTTAAAGCAAGGGCAAAGTTTGAGACAGAAAATCCAGGTCATTACTTTAGAAATAATGTATGGTGGTGGAGACCATTAGCAAATTATGTTTTGCAGTTAATGGGAAATGAGTTCACAGAAGATGAGCAAAAAAGTTGGCATCACAATGACGGCTATGAAGTAAGCGAAGAACAAGCTAGAAAAATTGCTGATAGACTTGAGCAAGAACTAAAAACAAAAAGAGTAAAAACAGTTGAGGGTTTTTATCAAGAGAAGATGAAACGAGCAAGTGCAAAAAATAAAGTTCTTGAGAAAAAAAGAAATGAACTCGAAAAGATTGTGTGGGATAAGACAGGACAAAAACTAGCACCTGTTAAATATCCAGAACCATTTAAACAACAATGGGAGGATATACAAAATCAATATGATTGGGAAGCAAGTTATCCATTTTCAGAAGAAAATGTAATTAACTTTATGCGTTTCTGTCGTGAATCTGGAGGCTTTCAAATTTGTTAGCCTACTTATCTTTCTTCATAGAGTGTGGACTATATTTAGTCTGCACTCTTGCCCTTTTATATTTTTTCACCTAGCCCACTTCCCACTTCCCACTTCCCATTATTGCGATTCATTTTTGCTCGGAGGAGGGGCCGCAGCTGGCCGCGGATCGCACGGGCTGGGATTCCCATTTCCCACACCAGAGTTTTGGGCATCCCACTTCCCACTTCCCATTAAAGAAGCGCCAGCGAACTTTGTCCAGGTGGTCTTCGAGGCTGTGGATAGTTTTGTGATGAAAAAAAAAAATTTGAAAATAATAAAAATAATCCTTGCTATATCGGATAATATCCTTATACTTATATATAAGTTTAATTATTAATCAAAAACCAATGGAGGAAAAATTGAAAGATAAAAAACTTAAATTAGACGGAAAAGCAATTTGCGAATTAGTAATTGATTTAGCTCTTGATGATAAAGAGAGAAAAAAATATAATAAGTCATTTGCAAAAAAGAAAGCGATTGTTTTATCAATTCTTGATAACCTTAAAACTAATGAAATTCATTTAGAGAATATCAAAGGTTGGAAAGGATATGTTCAAAGGACTGTTACAACTAGAGATGATTTTGATGTCAAATCATTTAAAAAAGATTATCCACAATTACACGAAAAATATTTAATTAAGGATAGACCTGTTGTTACTTTACATACTCAACATATTGAGGAGGTAAACTAATGACTGATATTATTTCTTTATTAAAAGATAATTTAGTGAATGGTACTTCTATTGATAGAATTAGAGAAAACATAATTCAAAATAGTAATGCAGAGGATATTGAACAAGCTAAATTGCAAATCAATTATCAGCTTATCTGTACTGCATTAGAAAAAGCAATTATAGAAACCTTTGTAAATTATCCTAATGCAGAAAGTACAAATTATTTAAAAGAACAAGTACATCAAGCATTAGCAGAATTACAAATTATTACTTCTACAAATGGTAATATGAGGTAGTACTTTTTTAATGGGATTGCCGTTGTGTTGGTAATCCCATTTTTTTGCCGTTGTTTACAAGGCTCTTTTGACATTTGCCGTAGCTTTGCAGGTTACCAATTCCCGAAGAGGGCAAGGGGGTGTGCTTGACAAACACAGTAAAGTGTGCAAGTTTTATACACGCACAATATTCTGAAACGATATGGACTCTACAAATCTAACTACAGATAAATTAAGATTAGAAGTAGAGAGGCTCTGGATTAAACATGTCCAGCTTTGCCAAGACAATTTTTTATATTTTGTTAAGGAGGTATGGCCTGATTTCATATATCGTAAAACTAACAATCCTAAAAAATTGGGACACCATCAAATTATAGCTAATGAATTTTCAGATATAGCAAAAGAAAAAAAAGGGAGGCTCATAATCAATATGCCTCCTAGACATACTAAGTCT